CGCTATGGTTGAAGTATCTGGCAAAACCTTGGATGAAGTTAAGAAATTCTTGGCTGACAAGAACCAGAAGCAAAAAATGGCATTGCGTAACCTGCCAACAATCGCGCCAGTTATTGCGCGTTTGGAATCTGCCAAAACTAAAAAGCCACGCGATACAGCTGAAGCTGATGCGTTACTGGATGGTTTCATGGGTGACGCAGCAGCAGAGTAAAAGCAGCCACCCAGCGGTGCAGGTCGTAATTGAGCCTCCGACTTCACTGCTGAGTAGTAGCTTTTCAACCCCGCACATGCGGGGTTTTTTGTGGGCTGGAGGAATAACTAGGGCGGATTACAGTATTGTAATACACACGAATAATAAATTATAACTGTGTTGCAAACTCGCGCGGGTAATGTATAATGCAAATGTTGAGGGTAATCCTATCCCCAGCTGACTAACACGGAAGGCTCAAACTATGGCAATGACGAAGAAGGACTATATACTAATTGCTGACTGTATATCAGAACAGCTCTTTTACAACATAACTGACTGCTCAGAAGCTTCGAAAGCCACCAAGCATACGCTTGAGGTTACCGCAAATCTACTTGCTAATATCTTTGAACACACAAACCCCGCCTTCAACAAAGAAAAATTCATGCAGGCTGCTATTTCAAGGAGTGCGCTATAATGGAAACACTAAAGGACATATTCATGCGCCGTGACGGTATGATTGCTGAAGAAGCTGACGACCTTATCAGCGAAATGCGTGATGAAGTAGCTGCAGGTGCAGACCCAGAAGATGTGTTGTATGAGCAGGGACTGGAACCTGACTATATGTTTGAACTTCTGGACTTCTAACATCCCTTGTCCGTACAGGTTACAGCATCCCCACTGTAGCCTGTACCAGCAAGCAATGTTGCTTGAGGCAGTACCAATACAGTGAGGCTCAAAATGAACACAGCACAATTCACAGACGACGAGTTACAAGAAGCAATAGACCTCGACTGCCCACCAGCAGACGACTTCCTTTCCCTTGACGACCTGCTCTCCGAAGCTACGGCAGACCTTGCATCAGCGGAACGAGCGAAAGCAGCTAAGAAACTCCTAGCAACCCAGTCAGGTACAATGAGCAAATCACGCAAGGCTTCTTTGCAGGGTGAAGTTGCACAATACGAAACCAAGCGCAATTGGCTACCAGTCGCTAACGTGGCGATGTTTGACGTGCAGGTATGCAAGTACTGCAGCGCTCGCCACCGTCACTTCATGGGAATATTGCAGGAACAAACCCACAACACCAGCAAAGTCACCCGCTGGGTGCAGGTCACAAAGGCTGAAAACCTCCCACAGACTACAAAAGAAAACCTTTTCCCAGTAGAAATGTGTGGAAGTTGCTGCTCAACAAAGGGATGGATTTAATCATGCACAGGGGTAATCACAACAAGAGCTGGAACATCCCCAACTGGCTTCAGGAGTCCCTGCTGGGGCTTTTCCTGGGGTTTCTCTTGGTACTTTTCATCGCCGAAATACTGTACGGCATTTTTTACAGTTAATCATTGTAATCACTAACCAAGGAGTAATAAAATGGCAAGACCTAAGAAGTTAATCAGAACAGTTTACAAAAACATCGCAATTCCTGAAGACCTCGCGGCTAAAATGGAGCTGGAGTTGTATAGCGAAGTGGAAGGGAAAATACCTTTCGGTGCACAGCAAGAGTTTTTCACAGGTCTATTGCGGGAGTATTTCAATAAACAAGCTGGGGGCGTACAGTCATGATAGATAAAAAGACCAAGAAAACAATAGAAAAAACTACCAAGCAACTAATAGCCTTTCACCATAACCATGCTATAAGAACCTTGGTGGGTTTCCAAGCACAAACACGTGAGTTGCAATACTACTTGTCTGCAGAAACAGCAAATGAATTACAGACTATACTGGCAAAAGTGCATGAAGAACTGAAATCCTCGGAAGTGAAAGTCCTTGGGTTCGGAGCAAACAAAGTAATAGCCAGAAACTAGCCACACCCCATCAAGGGAGTATCCCTTACAGACAATCTTAAAGGAAACAGCATGACAAACCTAGCAGTAGTACCAGTAACACCCATCACCTTAACGCCTGAGCAATCAGAAGCCATCGATAGCTTAATGGAATTCCTATCTGACCCTTCACCAGACTCCCGATTCTTCACCTTAGCGGGCTTTGCAGGTACTGGCAAAACATTCTGTATGCGGGAAGTTGTTGCACGAAGTAAAAACAGCCGCGCAAAGTTCGCCTTCACCGCGCCAACAAACAAAGCAGCAAAGGTACTCCGTGCTATCACAGGGGAAGCGCAGACAATCTTTTCACTTCTTGGACTTCGGATTGACAAAACAGGGGAATTAAAACAACTCGTTGCAGGGAAAGCTCCGCCAGACCTGTCCGACTACACAGCAATCTTCGTGGACGAGGGCAGTATGGTGAATAAAAACCTGTTCAAACTCCTGCATGAGAAAGCAATCACCTACGACTTGAAGGTAATCTTCATGGGGGATGCCGCTCAGCTCCCACCAGTAGGTGAAGCTTCCTCACCAATCTGGACGCAGGTCGAGAATGCGGCAAGCCTAACCAAGGTAATGCGGCATGACAATCAAATTTTGACACTTGCTACTGAGTTACGTGAAGTCATGAACGACTTCTGCCCCTCCATTACAATCAAGTCCTCGCACTCGGAAAATCAAGGCGTTTGGAAAGTGGCTAAAAACCTTTTCAAGCAGTCAATCTACGACGCGGCAGTCGCGGGTGACTTCGCTGACGGCAGTAAGTCCAAGGTAATTGCTTGGCGAAATGCCAGAGTGTCGGAATACAACATCCTGATACGCAATGCGATATTCGGGGCAGCAGCGCAATCACAGCCCTACATTAAAGGGGATAGGGTTGTAGCCGCTGCGCCATGTATGCGTGGTGATGACCCACTCCTGACGACAGATGAAGAAGCCATCGTAGAGGGGGCAATAGAGTGCAATCACCCACTGGAACCAAAGTACCGTTGCAGGGAATTATCAGTTCGTACAGAAGCTAATAAACTTGTGCGACTGTTAGTCCTTCACGAAGACAGCGCTGAACGCTACGCCCAAGACAGTGAAAAACTAGCCTATGACGCCAAGGCAACTCCAAGACTTTGGAAAAAGTTCTGGGAGCACAAAGACCTATTCCATGACATCAAGTACGCCTACGCCCTCACAGCTCACCGTTCACAAGGTTCGACGTATGAAAACGTCTGGGTAGATTACCAAGATATCCTTATTAACCGTAACAGAAAGGAGGCATTTCAATGCCTGTACGTAGCCTGCACACGCCCCACGACGAAGTTGATTCTAGCATGAAAGACTTGAAAGATGTTTGTATTTGCAACCTGTGTGGAAAGGAAATGGACTTTACCTTGTCGGGGGATGGGCAGAGGGTGACAGGAGTAACCTGCCCTTGTGGTAACGGCGCACAGTTCAAGTACACTGATGGAGCTTTGTCTGAACAACGTCATTACATAGCAGTTGTGTGGCGTCACTGGAAGAGGATAGGGCTATGACTATCATGCACGGGACTTTGTACGATGAGTACAGGAAGCGGCAAGGGGGTGTACAAGGACGTGTCCCTACCTCCCCATTACCAGCGCATTTCAACCCCCATGCTGGCAGTGTGGAGGAGCTGGGAAAAGCTGTGAAGTATTTACAAGACTTGATAGCAGCCCTACCCCCACAGTTATGTAAGTAGTTGTTGCACTCTGGAGGGGAATTACCTATTATTAGGGTGTGTTACAAAATCGTAATGCGCCCTAATAACGCAAAACAAACTGAAAGGAAATAAAATGACTAAGCAAGAGTTTATGACGCAATGGGGGGTATCTGGTATGCCTGCCGATAAAATAAAACTAGCAAATGCCGCTTGGGATGCAGCAGTTGATATGTCATGTGCGGCCGCAACCTACTGGGCGAGGCAATACATAATTGAAGATGGCTCTCCAATATCTGTTGAAGAGGCCATCAGAGAAGTTTAATACCCAAATCAAAACAAACTGAAAGGAAACAAAATGAGCGAAGTAGTGCAAGGAAGTATCCAAATCTGGCGTCAGAAGTCCCTGGACGGCACAATCACACTGGACGAGATGCGGCAAGCCATCGCCGCAATCCGTAAGGAACGAGTCCAGGCATCAGAGAAATCCGCTGTATCCAGAGCCGCAAAAGCAAAAGCCCCGCCGATTGATGGTGACGCGCTGTTGCAAGGGTTTATGGAAATGTAATCACTGCGTTGTTGCAGTACACTTGAAGGAGTTATAGAGAAATGAAAGTTACACACACAGTAAACGTAATCATACACGTCAGATTAAATGAAGAAGGTCATCCTAGCTTCATTGTAACTACTCTCGCTGGGATGGAATCGTTTTATGGAAAGTCAATCACTGTTTTCCCTCTGGAAATTGAATATGACTACAGGGAAGCTGTTATGTATGAAATTGAGGCACTTCAAAAAGAAGTTAAAGCACTTGAAGTTGAGGTTCCACACTCAACTGAAGAGGGGCATAAAATTGAAATTGCTTTAGGGCGACGTCAAAAAACAGTTCAAGCTTTTCAAACACTTTTGAATAGCTTGCCAGTTGAACACACCCCACAAGCTTGTGCCTCCGCCCAAGAGCCTTGCCCTATCCATTCCCCTGAAGGAGCCTACCCACTATGAGTAAAGACCTATACGGAAACTTCCGCCCAATGTTTCCCCACACAATTGACAGCACCATTCTATCAACCTTCCGTGCCTGCCCTCAGAAATTCCTGTGGCAGTACGTTGAGCATTGGAAATCCCGCAGCCCTTCTGTCCACCTAATTGCAGGAGGGGCTTTCGCCAGTGGTATTGAAGCCGCCCGTAATGCTTTCTACGTTGAAGGCCGCTCCGCAGAGGATGCTGAAGCCCTTGGCCTAATCGCGCTACTGGCTCACTACGGCGACTTCGTTGACCCAACAGGCAGTGCCAAGTCGCCAGAACGTATGGCAGGGGCGTTGGAATTCTACTTCTCACAATACCCCTTGGGTGCTGACGGGGCAGAGCCAATCACCCTTGCGAATGGGCAGCGTGGGATTGAATTTTCCTTTGCAGAACCACTGGCAATCAATCACCCTGTTACGGGTGACCCACTCCTGTACACTGGCCGTTCAGATATGATAGCGGAACGCGCAGGCGGCATCTACATCTACGATGAGAAGACAACCTCCTCACTCGGTGCAAGCTGGGGTCGCCAGTGGGAAATGCGCTCACAGTTCACAGGGTATATCTGGGCAGCCCGTAAGCAAGGTATTGTCACAAATGGTGCGATTGTCAGGGGCGTGAGTATCCTCAAGACAAAGTACGACACGATGGAAGTACAAACCTATCGTGGCCAGCATGAAATTGACACATGGGAAAAACAAGCCCTGCGTGACATAACACGGATGAAGCAGATGTGGGAAGAGGGCTATTGGGACAGAAATCTGGACAACGCCTGCAATGACTACGGTGGATGTGCCTTCACCCAAGTATGCAAATCACGTGAACCAGCTGACTGGCTACCAGTGAACTTCGAGAAGCGCGTCTGGGACCCTTTGCTTCGCCGAGAAACTTCAGTAGCCGATTACGAAGCCTCTTGGGGTCACGTCCGTGATGCTGATGAACCACCTGCGCAAGGTCTAGCCCAAGCCCCAACTGGTAACGGTGATGACCTTATGCAGGAACTCACCGACATGGGGAGCTTCTAATCATGGCCAAGTCCTTGCCCTACCTCCGCCACTTCTTCCTCGGAAGTAAGCACCTAGGAACTGGTGAATGCACTTACCAGCAATTCCATGGGCACAATGAACCGCCGCAATCCTTACTGTTCATGTGCCCTGTGTGTGGTGAAGTCTGGGCAAGGCTTCCAGTAATCTCTGTTGCTACTGGAAAAACCATGCGCTGGGCAGCTTTGCACATACCCTGCGCCCTGCACCCAGAGGGACGACTACTCCCAGCAGGTAGCCTCTCTGTGGACTGGGTACAGGGCTTAATCGAATCCATGCCTGATGAAGTTGTCAGATTGGAGTTCCAAACTCTTATGAAGCATTACCAAGGAGAACTATCATGATGCTTTGGGTATATGGTGCAGGGCTATTGGCCATTGGCGTATGGTTTGTAGGACTTCTAGCCATGTATGCAGTTCTAGGGGCTTTCAGCAAATGGGAAGCCAATGTCATGCGCAAGCACTATGACGAAATCGAAGCTGTTGAAATTTTACGACAATCACTTAACTCACAAAGGAACCAAAATGACTGAACTTATTCAACAACCAGCCACGACTGAAAACAAATCCCTACTCCCAGGCCCTAACGTCCTCTTGATGGGGCCAGCTGGTACTGGCAAAACCCACAGCATTGGGTCGCTGGTTGACGCTGGCGTGGAAGTATTCTACCTAGGGCTAGAGCCTGGACTGGAATCACTCCTTGGTTATTGGACTGACAGGGGCAAAGAAGTCCCCGCTAACCTCCATTGGCATCAGTTAGCCGCGCCTCGTGCGTCCTTTCTGGATATGATTGACAGTGCGACAAAGATAAACACTATGGGACTGGACTCCCTTGCCAAGATGTCCGACCCCAAGCGTTCTAACCATAACCAGTTCATCAAGCTTCTGGAGGCTCTCAACGACTTCCCAGATGACCGCACTAATACCAAGTTCGGGTGTGTGGACACATGGCTACCGAACAGAGCAATCGTCATGGACGGGATGGCAGGGCTTTCTCGCGCCGCAATGTCACTTGTCGTAGGGGGTAAGCCTGTGAAGAACCAAAGCGATTGGGGCATTGCGATGGATACAGTCGAGCGCATCCTCCGTATGCTCACAGACAATTGCCGTTGCATGTTCGTCCTTATCGGTCACGTTGAACGGGAAACTGATGCAGTCCTTGGTGGTGTTAAAATCTCCCTCTCTGCCC